ATGGTTGAGGTGGCAAACAAAACAATTAAATCACATATTGATAGTTTAACCGAAGGTGAGAAAAAACAACTTAATGTTGTATTAAACACTTCTGATGAAAAACTTAATCAAAAATATGGATTTCTTAAAGAAGATGTGATTGAAAAATTAGAAACTTTATTATCTAAAAATGATGATTCCGAAACTAATCAAAAAATTACCGAAACAATAGAAAAACTACAAACAGAGAATTACGACAAATTAAACTATTTCAAATTAAAACAATTAAACGAAAACATTTAATTGTTAGGTATTTGTTTTTGTCTATAAATTGATTTATTTAAAATCTGTCTCTTAAGGACAGATTTTTTTGTATGTTCTTTTTTGTTATTAAGATGGGCGTTTTGTCTTGTTTTAATAACCTTACTTTTTAATTCTTTTAGAGCTTTTTCAATCCCCCCATTTTTATTAACTTTTACAATCAGCATATTTTTTTGATATTAGTTTATGTATTTGATATATACCACAAAATTAGTTATTATTATCTAAAATAAACAATATCAGTATGAAAAAAATTTATGAAAAAAGGCAAAACCGAAAAAATCAATGGCTTTAGAACATCTAAAATAGTCTATGGGACGGTAGATTCAAAAGAGTTTAAATCTCTTTACCTAAACATCCAAACTTGGGTTGAACCAAAAAAAGACTCCGAAAATTGGACAAGAGTTGTCCTTAATATGAGCAGATCAATTAAACATACGGTCTATCACAAATTAGATAAGACAATGTTTGACGATAAATTTATAGTAGACTTAGATCTTAGAACAAGCGGTCTACACCTAAAAAAGAAATCATTTATGAATTTAGAAATTAATCTATTTTTAAATGAACCAATAGATTTTAAATCCTTAAAATTAAAGAAAACACTTAAATTATTAGTAAAAGAAATTTATTCGGATGTTTTGATAAACAACCCTAATTTCAAATTTTATTTAACAAAAACAGGTAATGTTAAACCAATTAAAGTAAAAACGGAAACGGCCTAATATTTATAACTAAAACTTATTATGAGTGAATATAAAATTTTAGGGCCTAGAGATACAGGTAAAGGAATTCTTATTGAGTATGATGCAGGATATATTAACCCAAAAGAAGGTCGTAATTACGAGATATTAAAAGAATCATCAAATCATTTGGACCATTCAAAACCATTTGAATTTTATGCCGTTTTACAAAAATACAATACACCTAACAGAAATGGTAGAGTATACCCTGAGAAGATATTAAAGAGAGAATCAGAAAATTATAGAAAGATGATTGAGAAAGGAACCTCATTATCTGAATTAAACCACCCTGAGTCTTCTTTAATTGATTTAGATCGTGTATCACACCTAATAACAGATATATGGTGGGAGGGACCTGTATTGTTAGGTAAACTTAAATTATTAACAAGTCCTGGTTTCCATGAAAGAGGGATTGTTTCTACTAAGGGAGATTTGGCAGCAAACTACTTACGACAAGGAGTTACTTTAGGTATATCTTCTCGTGGTGTAGGATCCCTTAAAAAAGTTGGAGAACAAAATGAAGTACAAGATGATTTTGAACTTATTTGTTTTGACTTAGTGTCTTCACCATCAACACCTGGAGCTTATCTTTTCCAAGATAAAAACGATAGAATGAAATATGAAGAGAGCTTAGAAGAAGACAAAAAAATGGCGGTAGATCGTCATGTTGGTGAAAGTGGTAACAAATCACTTGACTTAATGAAAAGATTAACCGATTATTTAGATAAATAAAAAAAAAACTATGGAACAAGGAGAAAAGTATTTTGTGGCTAAAATCGCATCTGATTTATTAGATACTGAATCAGGAAAAGTAAAAAAAACAAAAGAAGAAAAATTAGTATTGGGTTACACACCAACTGATGTTGAGGCTAAAGTAACTAAAGTGTATGAACACTATACTATGGATTGGAGAATTACATCAATCACTGAAAGTAAAATTGATGAGGTAATTAGTTAATTTTTAATTAATTTTTAAGATGGGTATAACATTAGTTGTACCCATTTTTTTTGCATAATAATTAGAAAAAATGAATTTTTTTAATTTACTTACTATTTATATTGTAAAACAAACTATAGATGAACAAAAAATCAGTTGTTGAAGACGCATTATTCCAAATTCGTAATTTGGAAGAAGCTCTTAAAGAAAATGCAAAAGGAATACTTTCTTCTACAATGAAGAATGAAATCAGCTCATTAGTAAAAGAATCTCTTAGAGAACAAGAAGAGATTGATGTTGAAGACGAAGAGGTTGTTGAACCTGAAGGTCAAGTAGATGATGTCGAGGATGTAGATTTAGGTGTTGAGCCTATGGCTACCGATGACATGGAAGATGACGACATGGAAGACATGGGTATGGAAGATGATGATGCAATTGACATGACTGGAGCAGATATGTCAGATGTAATTAAAGTTTTCAAATCTATGGATGATGAAGATGGAGTTATCGTAAAGAGAGATGCGAACAATAACATTAGATTATCAGATAGTGAAACAGGAGCCGATTATTTCATTCAGCTTTCTGAACAATATCAAGATGAACTTGATGAACAAGATGATGATCTTACATTAGATGAAACTTTGTATGAAATTGAAATGGATGACATGGATTCTAGACAAGACGTTTATAGACCAGATGTATCTGATGATGAAGGATGGTCTGATAAAGAAACACAAAGAATGTGGAATGAACAAGACGAAGATGGAATTGTTTATAGACCAGATGTATCTGATGATGAAGGATGGTCAGATAAAGAAACACAAAGAATGTGGAATGAAGAAATGGACATGGATATGGATATGGACCCAAGACGTATGAGTCGTAGACATTCTGAAATGGACGAAACTCCAATGTATGAAATTGAAATGGATGACATGGATTCTAGACAAGACGTTTATAGACCAGATGTATCTGATGATGAAGGATGGTCTGATAAAGAAACACAAAGAATGTGGAATGAAGAAATGGACATGGACATGGACTTTGAAGAAATGGACATGGATCCGGACCCAAGAGGTGGTAGGAATAGTAGACATTATGAAGACATGGATATTGATCATGTAATGGAATCAAAATTTAAATCTAAAGGAGTTGGAATGGGATCACCTAAATTCAAGTACGGACAAGTTATGGATTATAAAACTACCAAACAAAAAGAAGGTAAAAAAATGATCAATACAGGAAGTGCTAAAAAATTCTCTTATAAAGATGGAGAAAATTTAGATGGTGAATACAGACCAATTAAAAAGAGAAGAGAAACTACAGAAGCTTCACGTACATTAGGTGCAGGTAGAAAATTTGGTAGAAATGGATTACCAAAACCAAAAGCAGCTCCTCGACACATTAGTGAAAATGAAGTAGAATTACTAAAGTCTAAAAATGAAGAGTACAGAAAAGCTTTGAATCTTTTTAGAACTAAATTAAATGAAGTAGCAATCTTTAACTCTAATTTGGCTTACGCAACTAGACTGTTTACAGAACATTCAACAACAAAACAAGAGAAAATAAATATACTTAGAAGATTCGACAATGTTGAAACACTTAAAGAATCCAAAAGTCTTTATAAGTCATTAAAAGATGAATTCTCATCTGAAAAAACTAAGGAAAACTCTATTAATGAGTCATTCGAAAAATCGGTTACTAAAACTCCTGTATCAGGATCAGCCGTTAATTTGATTGAATCTAAAACTTATGAGAATCCTCAGTTCTTGAGAATGAAAGATTTAATGGGAAAAATAAAATAAAATAAAAAATAAATAAACTAAAATAAAAAACCAAAAAAAAATGGGAGCATTATTAGAATCAGGTCTTGTTGGTAACATTGGGTTAAAACACCTTAAAGTTATCAAAGAAGATACTATTAACAAATGGGATAAATTAGGATTCCTTGAAGGCCTTAAAGGCCACCTAAAAGAAAACGTAGCACAGTTATATGAAAACCAAGCTTCTTTCTTGATTAACGAAGCAACTTCTGAAGGTTCTAACGGAGCATTCGAAACAGTTGTTTTCCCTATCGTAAGAAGAGTTTTCTCTAAATTGTTGGCTAACGATATCGTTTCTGTACAAGCAATGAACTTACCAATCGGTAAATTGTTCTTCTTTGTACCTCGTATCCAAGGATACACAAGTGCATCTGATGCAAATGGTGGAACACACTTTGGACCAATTGGAGCACCAAACGGACCAACTGTAGATCAAAACGCAGGATACCCAGGTGGATCAACAGGTAACGCTTACGCTAAAAACCTTTACGATTTATTCTACGAAGGTGGTGAAGCAGGTTTAGATCCTCCAGGATTGTTTGATTACTCTAAAGGTCAATGGACTGCAGTTACCGCAAATACAACTGTACAAGTTTGGAACGGTAGTATTTTAGATAACGCAGGTAATAATAACGCATTGTATACTGCAACAACAGGAACAAGAAAAGTTATTATCAAAATGTGTGACTTTAATCAAAGTGGTCAAGGTAAATTAATCGGACCTGATGGTAACGAGATGGATACTGAAACTTTCTTATCTGACCTTAAAATTATTGCTGATTCAGGTTTAACTGTGGCGGAAGGTTCACCTTGTGAAGTAGGGACTGGTCCATTATTGTTCAGAGTTGTTACTCAAATCTACGGTAAAGGAATCGTTAAATATGGTAAACAACAAGGAACGACATTTGCTACTACAGGAAACGGTGGTTCTTACTACGATATCTGTGACGAAGAAGGTTGTATCTATTTAGAAGTTGATTTATCTTGTCCTGTATGTGCTACTTGTGGTACTACATTAGACGGATACACAGGAACTACTTTAAGTGCGATCGCTTCAGGTGATTCATTTACTGCGGTTTACAGAAGATACAAAAACTTAGAGTTTGAAGATAAAATCGGTGAGGTTTCTTTTGATTTAGAATCAGTAACTGTTTCTGTAACTGAAAGAAAACTAAGAGCACAATGGTCTCCTGAGTTAGCTCAAGACGTTGCTGCATTCCATAACATCGACGCTGAAGCTGAGTTAACTGCATTGTTATCTGAGCAAGTTGCAGCTGAGATTGACCGTGAGATCTTACGTGACTTGAGAAAAGGAGCGGCTTGGAACTTACGTTGGGATTACAACGGATGGAGAAGATTGTCTTTAACTACATCTTACACTCAAAAAGATTGGAATCAAACTTTGATTACTGCGATTAACCAATTGTCAGCACAAATCCACAAATCTACATTGAGAGGTGGAGCTAACTGGATCGTAGTTTCTTCTGAGATTTCAGCTATCTTTGATGACTTAGAATACTTCCACGTATCTAACGCATCTCCTGAACAAGATCAGTATAACATGGGTATTGAAAGAGTAGGTACTCTTGCAGGACGTTACCAAGTTTACCGTGACCCTTACTTTCCAGCTAACACAGTGTTAGTAGGACACAAAGGAACATCATTGTTAGACACAGGTTACATCTACGCACCGTATGTACCATTACAATTAACACCTACAATGTACAATCCGTTCAACTTTACTCCGATCAAAGGAATAATGACGAGATACGCAAAAAAGATGGTCAACAACAGATTTTACGGAAGAATTACCGTAGATGGCGTTAGAACATTCGATTTAAGAGAATTGAGATAATCAATTAAATACCGAATAAGAGAAAGGAGACAAGTAATTGTCTCCTTTTTTTATGCCAATAATAATTAAAACACCATAAATATTAATCCATACCGTAATTACCTTTAATAGTTTTGTGGTGTCTATATATTTATATACGTCTCGACCGGCCCATGGAAGATGGGGGTTTCTTAAAAGATTCTTCAAGTGAGTAAATAAATTAATATTATTTACAATGCTATGAAAAAGTTACTTTTATTTCTATTTAGTTTACTAACCTATTATGGATTTTCTCAATCATGTTTGCACACCATACAACGAACTGACACATGGGGAGATGGTTGGAATGGAGGTGCGGTATCTGTTTCCGTTAATGGTGTAACCGTTTTATCTAATTTAAGTTGTGCGGGGTACGGACCAACTTCTTCTTTATTTTCTGCGGCAGTAGGTTCAACAATTAGAGTATTCCGAACCACTGCAGGACTTTATCCTAGTGAAATGCGTATACGAGTTATCAATGGTGCAGGAACTACCATAATCAATACTATTCAACCGGTTGCAGGATCTGCAACAGCTGGAGGGCAAACCGTATTAGCAAGTTGTGCAGGAGCCGCTGTAGGTCCATGTATTAATACCACATCATACGGATCGGCAACGGCACCAACAACACCAACATCATTAGTTATTAATTATTGTCAATACCAAACAGAGTATAATACGATCTATTCTTGTATTGTAGGACGTACATATCAATCAGCTTACAATTTAGGTGGATTCATAACGGTTAGATCAGGAACATTTAATGGTACGGTAATAGCTAGTGGAAATGCTCCACTAAATTGGGTATGTCCATCCTCAGGAACGTATTTCGTTCATTACAACACAAATAATACTTGTGGTACCGCTATGAGTTGTGGGACATCTTATATTACTTGTCTAAGTTGCGTAGCACCAACTGCTCCAGCAAATGATTTGGTTTGTAATTCAACATCTATTACTTGTGGTCAAACACTATCAGGAACTACTATAAATGCAACCAACTCTGGAACGGGTGAAGGTGGATTTTGTTCTGTGAGTCAAACACAACCCGGTGTTTGGTATGTTATTCCAGGAAACGGACAAATTATGACGGCAAATCTTTGTGCTACGGCATGGGATAGTAAAATATCTGTATTTTCAGGAGTTGGGTGTGGAAGTCTAACCTGTGTGGGAGGTAATGATGATTTTGGTCCCGCTTGTGGTAGTTCATCCGCATCATTTTCATGGTCTTCTGCGGTTGGAACAAATTACTATATACTAGTCCATGGGTATAGTACAAGTAGTAGTTTTTCTATCAATTTAACTTGCTTCGCACCTCCAACACCAGGACCTTGCACCAATACCATGGCATATGGGTCACAAAACTTACCTGTATTTGGTGGAATATCATACACTACCGTGGCGTGTCAATTTGCTGGTGAATATTCAGTTTGGAGCGGTGCCGTGGTAGGAACACCATATATTGCAATGACTACGGTTGCAACTGATTGGATAACAATAAGGAGTGGTACATCTAATGGTTCTGTTGTTGCCGTAGGTCTATCACCATTGTCTTTTACCCCAACAAACAATAATACCTTATACATACACGTTAATACAAATTCATTATGTGGAACAGTAAGTGTATGTAGGGATGTTTCTGTAACTAGAATGTCGGCATTACCTATTGAATTGTTATCATTTGAGGGCAAGAAACAAACTAACTCAAATCTAATATATTGGTCAACAGCGTCTGAACACAATAGTAGTCACTTTATTATTGAAAAAAGTGAAGATGGTTTTAAATGGGGAGGTATCGGACAAGTACAATCTGTTGGTAACTCAACCCAAAAAATAGACTATAGTTTAGAAGATAAAGATATAAATCAAGTTATTAACTACTATAGATTACATCAATACGATATTGATGGTGTCAATGAGGTATTTGGACCAATAGCAATTAACAATAGAGATACCATTAAAATAATTGCCAAAACGATTAATGCTGCGGGACAAGAAGTTGGCCCAAATACCACAGGAATTGTTATTGAAATTTATACGGATGGTACTATTAGACGAGTGATAAGATAAAATAGAAATTATTTTGTTGTATCTTCTAATTTTGACAACACTCTAATTGCTTTTGATATAACTTCAGATTCACCAATTGTAAATGCCCCACGTTTATGTGATGCTTTAACTGACTCAATTAAATAATATAAGGCATGATCTTTATTCATAGATATAAGAATTGCATCTAAATGTTCTTCACTTAGTAAATTGATGGTACCAAACAGGTTACCAAATAATTCATTTTCTTGTTCTTCCATTTTGTGTTGTGTTGATATTTATTAATAGTAGACAAATTATGGATTTAAATCAAATAATAAAGAAAATTTTATCTGAAGCAACTTCAGATAGTGGTGGTAGTAGAGGTTCATATATTGCACCACTACAATTAGGTGTTAGAAAGTTTAAAAATTCTCAAAACGGACCATTCACAATGTCAGTATCAAAATACGATAGTCCTATGTTAGAATTTGATAGTTATGATGGGTCAATGGATGAAACAAAAAAACAAATTAAAAAAATAGAATCTAAAGCAAAAAAAGTCACAAATTATATTAAAAAACACCCAAGTTCAACATTTAGTGATGATGATGGTAATAGTATTAATCCTACGCCAGGAAAAAAATTAAAAATAGTTCCCGTAAATGAATGGGTTGAAATAACTGAAGCAAGCACAAGTATTACCGCTGGTGAATATAGTGGTCCAATTGAAATAGGTTTAAAAAAATGGAGTAAAAGTGAGTTAGGTCCTTTTTACGAATTTATAGACAATAAATTAAATGATATTGCAATTAAAAAAAGTTTAAAAAATAATTTAAAAAGAATTGTTGGTGTTTGGGAAAAAGGTAAAGATGGAACTCATAACGTTAATACTCACGATGTTCATACAATAAATGAAGATTTAGGAGTTTGGTTTGGTAAAAAGAAGAAACCTAAAGGGTCTTCTCAACCAAAAGGTCCTTGGGTTAACATTTGTAGTAAAGTTGACGGTAAACACCCTCCCTGTGGACGACAGGATACTTCTAAAGGATCTTACCCTAAATGTAGGGCGGCTGGAGTTGCAGGTAAAATGAGTGATTCACAAAAAAGATCCGCATGTCAACAAAAAAGAACCGCCGAGAAAAAAGATACTCAAACAGGAAAAGGTCAAAAACCAATAATGACATCATATAAAACAAAAAAGGAATCCGTAGATTCCTTAGTAAATAATATTTTAATCGAAATTAGAAACTCGGTCTAATATATTATGTAGAGAGTTAGTGATTTGTGAATTAACGTCAACTTCATAATTAAGTCTTCTCTTATCTGCCTCAAGATCAAAAATATATGTTAATCTTTCCCAATCTCTATCATGTAGTTTAACATTATAATTGTAAACGTGATTAGTTATCTCAACTCTACGATCTGTCATTGTTATGAAAATTTTCATATCGTCATTTTTAAGATAACGTTTATCAGACATTGGGGCTATCATAAATTCTGTATTTTTATGTTGAATTATTTTAAGACATATTTTAAAACAAGTCTTTTCATATGATAGGGTTTCATCTTGATAAGTTGGTACAATACTTGAAGATTTTTTTGACCAAATATAAAATTTAATTTTTAATCTACTGAAGAATCTTTTTACTCTGTTTTTCATATTTGTATAAGGGTTATATTTCTACAAATATATAGATATTATTTGAATAAAAAAATATTTTTTAAAAAAATTTAACAATAAGCTCCAGAACAATGTCTTTTTCCATCGAGACCTTTTATTTTACCTTTACATACTTGGACGGCATGACCATTACTATAAGCTGAAGGATATACGTCATATTTTGCCTTTGCTGATGCCTTACCTCTTGCACAAAGAGGTGTACCTACTTTTTTCTTCCCTTCCATCATGACCATATCTTCATCATCAATATTCTTAGATGATTTCATACCGTCTCTTGTAGTTTCATTCATCATAAAATCAAATACTTGATCCATATTGTTTTTAGCCTCAGAAATATGATCTTGAGCCCAATCATGTCCATTATCTAAAATAGATTCAACCTCACTACGATCAAAATCTAATAATAAATCACATTGTCTTCTCATTTGTTCTAAATTTGAAAAGAACATATATCGTTCACTTTTCTGTTCATTAAGGACTCTTTTTACCAAATTGGTAATGTCCGTTTCATTTAATCTTATTACTCTTTTCATTGTATTATGAATTTAATCCGTTAGGTCCTCCTATTACAACCATGTTTAATTGAGTGACTGGAGTACCATATCCGTCAGTATAAACAGGGTGTGGTGGTGTTAAATTATAAACCGTAATTACTGTTTCATCAGAACAAACTTCACATATATCATATGCTGTATTTGCACTTCTTGGTATATCAATAATACATTCATTACAATTATCATATAGGGTCATTGCCGAATATGTTGTTGATGAAGGGGTAATAGATCTTACGCTACCACAAATAGTTTCTCCTGTTAGTCCATCACTAAATGAATAAATTTCTCCCAACCTTGGGGTAAAGCTTTCACCAAACCCAACTGTAAAAGTAGTCGTTGATGAACATTGTTCTAATATAAAATTTGCCATATCTTTATTTAATAAATATCTTTATTTTTTATTTACGATTTGAAATTTAATCTGTCTCTTATAAGTATTTACTTCTCCACTAGAAATAACTTTTAAATCTATATAATATTCATTTGGGATCTTATCCCTTGTATCAAATATAAAATAGTACTCATTTGGAGTTCTATTAAGTTTGGTCCAATCTTGTACTTGTACTTCTGTTTGACCTTCTCTAACATACACTCTATATTGACCTTCAATTTTTGGTAATTGTTGGTTAGTGGTATATGCTTTCTTGATTATGACACCAACTTTTCTAATATCGGTATTTAATATTTTTTCATCTTGTTTAATTCCATAATAATCAAAACCATATACCGCAGGATCATTAGTTGTTGTTCCAATTTGGATTGATTTCTGTAATGGGTAAATTACAAATTCATTTATTACATTAGGTAATGAAAAACCATTTAATAAAATGTTTGACCAAGTATCAGTAAAAATACATGGAGTTTTATATCCAAGTAATGGTGGTATTGTAACTTCATAAACACCTTTTGTTACTTGACAAGATGAAAGGTTAATAAGACCCGGTATTGGAGTTCCTGTTTGATCACCAATTGTTACTAAAGGATTATTATCTAAGTTTTGAAAATCCCCATCTTCAAAGATATATAAGTATAGTTTATTAATTTTACCTAATGAGAATGAATTTCTATCATCTTCAATTGAATCATTATAGTTTGTTTCTAAGAATGGTTCATAGAATGTTTGAGTATGTCTTGTAAAAAATCCAACAGAGTAATTACCAGTAGTTCCTGTTAAGTTTTCAACTTGAGGTAAGTAAGCAATTCCCCATCCTGTGGTATTAACTAATGATCCATTTAAAATAGAGTTAATTTCACTTGTCATATCAAACTCTACATTTTCATCACCAAATTCAAAATGTTGTGTATCAATAATTTGTAATTGATTATAATTAAATAATCCTGTATTTGTATTACTATAAATTCCTGGTTCTTGCCAATCCGTAATTGTTGTGGTTTCCAACCAATTTGATGGTCTATCTGAATAGTTTTTATCACTTGGTATACCAGTTACTTGATCATAGTAATCATAACCAACACCCTCATCCCAATTCTGAGAAGTTCCCGATAAGGAATTAAGTGGTATTCTAAATAATATTAAGTCAAATGACGTTGCTCTTAGTCTACCTTGAGATGTGGAAGTATTTAATAATTCTTTATCAAAATAACTTGTATTAGTCATTCTTAATGTATGAGTTGTATCTAAATTACACCCCACACTTATAACACCATTTTGATATTTTTCTTTTAATAAAGTAAGATCTAAATCAAAGATAAAACGTGTAAATCCAATTGGGTTTAAAAGACTTCCATCACCATAAAATAATTCGGTAACAGGATTTCTCCCTGAATTAACAAGACTATTAGATATTAAAGTATTATTCCTACTGAAATATGAATTATTTATTGACATTTACGTTTTTAATATAAATATCAATTAATTCTAATATTTTGATTTAATATTGTATTTTGAGAGTTATTAAGTATTTCCAATATCTTTTTAGCTGAAGGACCATCAGGTATTGATGGGTATTCTTGTATTGGAGCAAGACCTGGGAATGGATGTACGTGACCAATCATATATTGAACAATTAAGTTTAAGAATGTCATTAATTCTTCACCCCTAACCATTGAATTTGTTTTACCGTAAATTGTATCTGTTAACGTTGGTTGATCAATACCGTATAGTGTATTTTTCAAATCAATCGGAGTACCTTTACTTGGGATAACTGATTTATGTGATAACAAATAAAGAAAATCTCCACCCATGACACCATATGATGTTGGGGTTGCCTCAAATGTGTCATTTGCAACTTTAGTTATTTTAACTTCAAGTTGTTCACCTAAAATATCTTGTATCCAAACAAGTCCAAACCCATACTCTTTATTTTGAGGTGATAATTTAGTTTTTGAATAAAAATCCAAAATATTATTAAATTCAGTTAAACCATTTGGGGTATCAATACTTGCATTTAAATATATTTCAGTATTACTTTTTGTTGGGGTAAACACAAATGGAAATTGATTTTCCAATTTAGCTCCATCTTGTGATGGATATGAAAGATATCCATCAATATTTATTTTACCAATATTAACACCTTTGATAAAATCATTAATAATTGTTAATGATTGTTCGGAAGTTTTACCCGTAAAATTTAGTTCATATAAAGTCGTCCCTTTATAACTATCTAAATCAGAAGTAAGGAAAATTTTATTAGATAAAGTTTCAGGAACTGGAATTAAACTATATAATTTTACACTACCATCAAAAGTTGTTCCTGTTGTTGCAAGATTTGTAATTTCCCATTCAACCAAATTTTTAACTTGCCTACTTTCTTTGACGTATTCGGTAACTGTTTTTGGTTCACCTTTAATTTTTTCTAAAGGAGATGTGGATATTTGTAAAAATGATCTTTTATCATTTGGTACTGGAATATTAAAATCCGCACTTGAAGATTTAAGAGGGTCTAATTTACCCGCTCGTATTAATACGTCATTTTCTTTAACGACAACGTCAGCAGTTCCTCTACCTAATATTGCGTTGTCACCAGGTTCGGGGTATATCCCATAAATTTTTGGATCAGTAATCCCTGTTTTACGATCTCTTAATTGATTTGCTTGTTTGAAAAATTCCCCGGTTGCCAACATGGACTGAGAGTTTTTCCAATCCTCTTTAAAATTATTTTGGGGTCTTGTTATTGGTCCTTGAATGTAAAATTTATTGGCGTCTAATCTTTCACGATTGTCGTAATAAATTAAATTAACAAATTCATTTTCTTTTGGAACCTGATTAATGTAATATGGTAATAACGGTAAAAACACAAATGGATCTTTTGCCGTCCACTTATCATTTTCTTCATTCCAATCTTCAGGTAATGAATCATCATACCTTTCAAGGGTAGGTACAACTCGTACCCTACCCAACATCATTGGATCTTTATTATCTTTTACATAACCCGGAAATAAATTTTTATTTTTGAACCACATTTCTTGCTTGATATTCTTTTAATAGTGTATTATATGTTAATTCTAATTTGTCTAAATGACTTGTCATTTTAATTAAATTTTCTTTTGTAATATCAAAATCTTTTTTAATAAATTCCATAGCTAAAATTAGATCTTTATTAGGTCTAACTTTATGTTCTTTAATAATTTCCACAACTTGTTGTGATTCTACTTTATTATTCATTGTTTTATATTTTATTTTCCATAACAAACTATTGGTGTTGTTTGTCCAATTGGTGTTATACTTAGTGGATATATTGCAATTTGTGCTTTACCATTTGATGCGTTTTCTTCATCCGAACCATCTAATAATGCCTTTATTGATGCCAACATTAAGTTAGGGCTTCCATCTGGCATTGTACCTGTTGGTAATCCCAATTCTTCAAAATTTGCAATAACATTTAAAAATGCCCGATCTGAAGAATAACCACTTAATAGTTTTGAAGTTAATAATAATGGTAATGGAATATCACCATTAAATCCTTTAGATGCAATTTTTAATGCATTTAATAGGTCATCAATCACACTTTTACATTCTCTAAAATCTTTAATGATTTTAGCAATTGCAATTAATAGTTCGGCTAATGTTAATATTATATTTAATTTTTTATTATTTAACCCTCTAAGTACATCTAAATTTACAGATTTTACTAACTTCAAAATATCTTTTTTAATTATATCAAATAAAATTTTAACAAAAAGCTCACCAACCCTTGATACAAATTTAATAAAGAACGATTTAAGTTTTTTTGCAAAATCCATAAATGAACTAATTTGTAAATCTAAACTTTGACCTAATGATTTTGTTAAAATCATTAAAGGTAAAACAACTTTAGGTGAAAGGACTGTGGATACCATCGCCTTTGGAAACTCTTTAAGGAATGATAAATCAATATTTATTTCCAATGGAAACCATCCTGGATTTTTAGTTAAAACGTCAGTTAAATTAGCGGCGTCATCAATACTATTTGAATTATTCTTACCGTCAACAAATACTAAATTATTTAACGCATTTGTAATACTATCTGAATCAACAGGTAGTTTAACTGTATTACACTCCTCAAATTCAACAATACCTAGTTTAATATCAGAAACTTTTGAATCAATAAAACGTAAGTCAATATCCGTAAACTCAAAGAAAGATTCGTCAACATTATCGTTTTCAGATAACTTTGCAATTCCCGACACATCAATCTCTTTAGTGTTATCAAAACATAACCCTAATACTCTTTGTATGATTAGTAGTATTTTTTGTAAGTCTTCTAAATCTGCATTACCGTCGCCCTTTTTAATTGACACCGCACCGGTTAATTGATTCATTAAGTTGGCGAAAAAATTAGTTTCATCAAAAAGTTTTATTGTTGTCAAGTAATCTTTTAAAAATTCAGATATTTTATTTGGCGTTATTCTATTTTTTAAATCCACTTTAAAAAAATTACCCTGAATTGTTTGTAAGGATATTGGATCAACGTAAGATTCAACATATGAAATATCAAATAATTCTTGACCTGACGTACCTTTATAACTTTGTCCCAATGACGGAACACTAAATGGTTGGTTAATATTTTGAGTTCTATTGTATAATTCCTTATTCATTGAAAATGGAAAATTATTATATTGAATATCTTTTTTCTCATACATTAATTTACCCACATCTGTTGCAGGATCCTCTTTTAATATGTTAAGTAGGTCAACTGATTTAACTCTAATATAAATCGTCTGAGGAACAAATTCTTGGTCTTGTGAACAACCTACGGCACTTAACATTAATTCCAATAAAATATCATCTAATTTTGGCGTAATTTCTTTGATTGCCTTTGTAAAAGTTTTTTTAATATAACCATTACTACTTTTACCTGACCCTAATGATTGAAAGTTTAGGTCTAACAACTTATCAAATTGAGTTTTAATTTCTTTTTGATATTTGTTTTTTAATTTTTTTGCATCAGAAAGTTGTGTGGAAACTTCAGATTTTTTCTTTTCTAAAGTTTTTCCAGCTTTTTTTCGTAGATCTTCAATATCACTACTAACCTTCTTATACTTTTTGAGTATCGTTGTTTTTTTCTCTACGTCATTAAATCCTTCTTCGGTTTCCTGTGCCATTATTTATTTAGTTTATAACCATTATCTGTTGAAATGTCTTTATCAATTAAACTTTTAAATGTGTCATTATCAAGATCCAAATCTGACAAAGTAAAATTATCTTCTTGTTTCTCCTGAGATTTTTGCCAAATCTGAGCTTGTAACTTTGAAAGGGATAATTTTTTATCAACACAATCATTAATAATCTTTTGTTGTTTTTCAATAACAGGACCAATAAGAGTCATATCTTCTGGTTCTTTCATCATTGTTAACATCTTGTTTTGTATTCTAATTGCGGTGTTTCTTTGTTCAACAAGTTCATTATAAATCTCTTGCATTAAAGATAACATTGATTCCTTAGTTAGATTAATTTCTTTTTTTGTTGGCCTTCCCATATCTATAAGTATTTTTTATTCTATTTTAATAATTCATTTACGATATGAAAGTATATTTTTTTATATCTTTTTAATGAATTACGTATTTCTTTTGTACTTAAATTGGTCATTTCCCTTAATTCAAACAGAATAATGTTCTTATTGAATTTATTATTATTTGATGTTTCTTGAAAAATTGCACCATAATTTGTGAAAATATCAGTTAAAGCTTCTCCCAATTTTATTTCTTGTTCAGATATATTTGGTTCATTCATATTATCTTTAAGTTCATTAAGGAATTTTTTTATGATTTCTTCAGAACTTACATCGTCATTATCAATATAATAAATCATATCTGGCATATTATGAACATCTCCCGAAATATCTTCATAAGATATTTTTCTATTCATTTCTTTTTGGTCTTTTAAAATTTGTCCCATAAGATAATTTTTACAGATAGTCCCAAAATAAGAATAGGCTTTTTTCTCTTTAGCCGGCTTAAATTTGTCTATTTTAGTCATTAAAAATGAATGAGTATCCATGTGGATCTCCTCAAAGTCCATGTCTCTTCTGTATAATTTATATCGTCTAATAATTGACGATATCATTTTATCTAAGGGGTGTTTTAAAAACTCATTATAAATTTTATTCTTTTCATCAAAAGTTTCTGCGATTAGGTAGGCCCTAACCGCATCTTCTTCTCTTACGTCAAAATAATTATTTACTGTGGGTTTTCTTCCCTTCTTTTTCTTTTCATTCTCTTCGTTCGATAAATTACCATTTTCGGACATCAAATTTCTTGTGGTTCATATTTTATGTCCCTCTGTGCGGTGTAGAAATATTCTTTCTTAGCCGCCTCAATCCAGAATTTAGCTTCATCTTCACTTAATCTGTCTTCACCATTTTTGTAATTCCAAAAAATAGATCCTTCTCTTAAGTTCATATGTTTGTATCCAATTTTAGGGATTGTTAAAAATTTAACAGATGCGTGAGTCATACGTAAAAAGAACTCATAACCAAATGTTAATTTAATGTTTGATTTAAATTTACCAAATTCTAAGAAAGTTTCTTTTTTAATAACCATTCCAGCAATTTGGAAATTTTGATACATTTGTAATGTTTCGTTAGTTAAATAACCAAGTTCTTGTGTGAAGTTTGCCGCAAATGTTGCTTCATTTGTAAATCCTACAAATACTCCTTTATCATTAACATCAACAACAATTGGTAAAAATGCTTCAATATCTTTATAGATATCCATATATTTTTGTGAGTTTTTAAACCATATGTTTGAATACTCATCATCAAACTCAATTAATGAAACCCAATCAGAAGTTGATATTTCAACACCTTTATTAACTTGGTTTGCAAAGTTAGGTTCGTCTTTCCACACTTCAAATTTAACGTTTAATCCATCAAAATCATAAGAGTTAATGTGTGTCTCCAAAAGAGAATCGTCACAATAAACGATAACCAATTCACTTACGGTTTCACCTTGGTTTTTAATTGATTTGATACATCTATCAAAGAAGTCCTCAAAGTCTGCGGACCTAGCAGTTTTAATTGGTAATATTACCGAGATAGTTTTATTATTTTCCATATTATTCAGTTATTTCAAGTTTAGATAGTTGAGCCTCAAAAGAATCTGCTCTTGCGTCGATCATTTTTACAAATAATTCAACAACTTCCGATTCAAATTTTTCTTTGGTTGAAAGTTTATTAATGGTTATGTCCATTTCTTCGTATAATTTAGGGTTAAGATTGTCCTCTAACCAATTTTGTATAAAATCAGCAATAACATCAACAATCATATTTTGGTTATTGATCCAAATACCATTTTCTTCATTCATCCATTCAGGTGTGATATTAGGTACCAATCCAATAACAGGTATTCCCATCTTCATAGATTCAAGTGGGAACGTACCAAATGAGCTAATATTATCAATCCATACGGATGCAAAACTTTCTTTCATTGCGTTTGTAAACTCAACTTGAGATAACCCTCTTAAATCTCTAAATGTGATCCATCTGTATTGTGGAAATTTAGTGTAAAAAGTTTTAATTAAATTTACCGTATCTCTATGGTCTCTTGTGTGTACACCAATAATTGTTTTAGGTGGGAATTTTTGTTTTTCAAAAACTTCAGAAATTGTTGGTTCAATAACATCAACTGAGACACTTCTCATTGTTGACGAAATATATTCTTTTTGTTTTTCTGATGTTGTAATACATTTATGGAATCCAAGTTGAGTCCAAGTTTGTCCAGGTTGTAGTG